ACTGAAGTTCAGCGGGCACGATCAGCTTTGTGGGCTTCGTCATGATGCGGAGACCCGCAGCATCACGGAAGCGCTGCACGCCAACGATAGCGTCCTGAAGCGACGTTTCGTTGAGGTCAGCCTGCACCGAGAAGGTGTTGGCAACGGTCCCGTTGTCGATGGGGTGAGCCGTCGAGAAGAGCGGCTGGCCATCGCCAATCGGGAAGTTCGAGGAGAACCCGTTGTTCAGCACCGAAGCGCCGAGGACTTCCTTGGTCTGTTCCATCGACTGACGAAGAGCCTTCGCCTGCAGCGGGAACGACGACTGGTACAGGTTGTCCTTGATCGCCTGACGGGTGATGATGAAGCCGATGCTGGTGTAGCGGTTCACGTAGTTCGTGACATAGCGCTGGCCCATTTCGCCATAAGCGGTGGAGGCGCCTTCTGCCTTGATCTGCGCGAGGCCAAGCAGCTTGACTTCGACTTCGATTTCGACCGCCTTATCGGAGGTGTGCTTCTCGAAGATTTCCGACCACTGACCCGGATACATCGGGTAGTCGCCAAACACAGCGGCCAGTCCGGGGCGGAGCAGGTCGCGGATTGCGGTAGTATTAATAGCCATTGTTCAGTCTCCCTGCTCGCTATCAGACGCCAGTGACGCCACCACGATAGAGGTGGTTGTTGATGGTTACGAGCCAGTTAGCGTAGTTGCCGACTGCGTTACCCGGAGTCGGGTCGAGGCCGATAATCTTGCAGTTCAGCGTCGAAGTGTCAGCTTCCGAAGCATTGTTGATCGAGACAGCCGACTGGCCGGTCGCGGTCGAACCTGCGGTGTAGAGGAAGTTGATGTTCAGGCCGCGATCCGCCAGAGCCAGCGGAGTACCAGCAGTGCCGGTGCCGCTCGTTTCCTGAGCCGAGAACACGGTGTCCGGATCGTCGATGATCAGGGCTTCGACAGTCGAACCAGTCAGGACGCCGGGGTTACCGGGCCAGTAGTTCATGAACTTCACGACGCCAGTCGAGTCGGTGTACTTGCAGCCCCAGAACACGCCGAGGCAGGCAGCGCCAGCGACGCCAACGCCAATGGTGCCGTCAGCGAGACGGGTTACCGGGTCGCCACGGAACAGAGCCGTCGCGTAGGTGTTAGCAATCTGGTAAGGGTTAGTAGCGCCAGTCCAAGCACTCCCGTCAAGCTTCTTGACAGGGATTAGACCGTTCGGCGCATTGGTTCCGTAAGCCATACGAAATCTCCATGCAGAAGGTTTGATGAGTGCCGATACGTGACGGCGTCGCTAACAGCACTACCGTGCCAAGGTGCCGATACGTGACGGCAATCGAGGTTGAGCCGACCATGCTCAGGGAGTGGGTGCGTGACCACCATCGAGAGCGCTAAATTACGCTTATTCACCAATAGTGTCAACAAGCACAAAAAGACCCCTGTCAGGCTAAGGGAAGAAACCTGACAGGGGCTTAGTGGGTCCACAGCAAAGGGAATAACTGTGGCCGGAGCTGTTATTCCTTGAATGAAGTAACGCGCTCGAAGGATACACCACTGTCGCGATCTTCGAAACGCGGAAGATTGGGATCGGACTGGCCGGTCCAAGCAACGTCCTGCAGGACTTCCATGTTCTCGATGTCACGCTCTTCGCGGGCGTACTGCACCTCTTCGGTGTACTTTTCACAGAGGATCAGACCACCACGACGGATGACCGACACTTCCATGCCCTCATAGCCCGGGAGCGGGGGAGGAACCATTTCCGGGTGGCGTGCTGCCGGAACAGGCTGCCATCCACGGATCATGCGGTCGGTCATGTTATCCGGATCCGGCTCGTTGAGCGTGGACTCACGGACCCAAGCATAGGTCATGCCGTCAGGGATCTTCGCCTGCGGGACGTAGAGCTTCGACTGATAGTGCGTCTCAGGGCCTTTGCGCTGTGCGGTCGAACGGGTGTTTGCGGTTCGGCTCATGGCCGAGCGAGAAGTACGTGCCATTATTATTACCTCCGGTTCTGCTTCATGACGTGAACGGCATAGTAACGCTCCGCTTCAGCAGGAGTCATGCGTGCACCGTTCGGTTTCTTGATGGCCCCAGACTCTGCCAGCTGATGAGCGACACGGCGCTGATCAGAGCTAAGGCGGATAGTCTTGGAGTTCTTGGACTGCCCCTCAGGGGCGCTACGGGTGACAGGCGTCACCGGGGTATTCCGGCTCATGGGCGGAGCTGCCTTCTTCGGTGTGGCTACAGTCTCAAACGCATCAGGAAACTCTGAGCGCATGTGGCGGTCGATCTCGGTGAAGTACGCTACGCTGCCAATGTCAGCATCGCGGCCTTCAGAGCGGTATCGACGCTCAATACGACGAGCGTACAGAGTGGCCTCTTCATGCATCTCCGGATCGAAGTTCGCAGTGTTCGGCTGGAACCACTCGTTGCGCTGGATCCACTCTGCAGTGGTCTTCTCCAGCGTCGGAGCCTGCTGCTGCTGCTGTTGCTGCTGGCGCGGCTGCTGCTGCGGCTGTGCCTGAGCCTGACGCACTGCTTCAGCCTGCTGCTGCTTCCACTGCTTCACGCCATTGAGATCGCTCTGCAAAGAGGTGATCTCAGCGTTCAGATCGAACTTCGCGTTCTGATCGCCGATGTTATCAGCGTCGATCCACTTAGCCTTCAGCTCCTGCATGCGAGCATTCAGAGCGTTCTCATAGTGGGTCATCATCGCCACGTCAGACTGCTGACGCAGAGCAGCTTCCTGCTGCAGCTTGGCTTCGACTTCCTGAGCGCGGCGTTCTGCTTCAGCAGCGCGGCGCGCCAGCTCAGCGATGCGGCGCTGGGCGTCACGACGCTTCGGCTTTTCCTCGGCTTCTTCTTCCTCAGCAGGCTCTGCAGCTTGCTCAGGCTCTTCTTCAGCCTCAGCCTCTTCCTCCTCAGGCTCGCCCTCTTCTTCAGGTTCGCCGTCCGGATCTTCAAAGTCAGCTAGGTTCTCACCCAGATCGTCCTCGGTGATCTCGATCTCGACATCATCGTTAGGACCGTCATCATAGACTGGGAGGTCTACGGACTCGTTATCACCATCCATCATGTTCAACTCCATCAGAAGCGGTCAAGGGCGTTCTTGGCGGACTCAACGTCACTCGGATCCTTGATGACGGCGAGGACGCGATCATCAGGCAGAAGCGCCATTGCAACGCCACGGAATGAGAGAGCGGTAGCTTCGTAGCGCGGGATCATGACCCAGTCGCCGACCTTGCACCACGGACCGCTTTCACGGAACTTCTCGCCCTGATAGGCTTCCGGACCCATTGCGCAGACCAGTGCTGCACAGGACTGGAACTTGTCTTCAGCGCGGACGATATCCGGGAGGTAGAGAGTTGCCTCGGTGCCGTCTTCGCGAACGATGGTCTTCAGCTCTTCAGGGCGGACGTAGATCTTCAGCGCGATCAGATAGCCCGCAGGCTTCATGTCGAACGGCTGGCCCGTCATCTCCAAGAACTGACGCTGGATAAAGGCTTCAGCTTCTTCATCCTCATGCGGCTCAATGAAGCTAAGACCCTGCGGCTTGGGCAGCTTAATTCCCAGAACATTATCAGTCATCAGTAAGTTTCCTTTCGGCTTTGCTCCGGCTTCTTCTTTTCCTCAGACTCGTACATACTCCGATACGCCTCGTTCAGGGCGTCAATGGCGTAGGTGTATGCGCGGGTGAGAGCGTTACCCTCGATTACCTGCAGGGCGATTTCTTCAGGACTGGATGCCGGGACATAGTCCGGACCCATCGTCGCTGGTCTGAAACGTGCGTTGAGAGAATACTGGACCGACTGATCGCGAGCGGCCTCAAGTTTTCCTACTGCCCTTCGGCGTAGTTCGTCTGCTGACATTCTTTTGCTCCGGTAGTTTTTTATAGCTCTTCGTCGCAGAGGCGAACTCTTGTCCTACCTTCTGCGAGATACCAACCTTTTTAGCAAAGGAAGGGGAATGCGCAACTGCAGCCATCAAACGAAACTGCTTTTTCGACCGCGCTGGCATTCCCCGCCCCCTGTTACATGATGCCGCCGATGCCCTTCTTCGGCTTCACAGCGCGAAGAATATCACCGGACTTGGACATCATGCCCTTGCGTACCTTTGCCGCTCCACCCTTTGCCTTCGGGATTGGTTCGTATTCCTCGCGGTTGCCACGACCGATTGCTTCACCGATCTTCTTCAGCTCAGCTGCGCTCATACCGCCAGTGTCCCGGTTCGACTGTTCCAGTTCCTTCATCGTCATGCGACGACCGGACGGAGTGGTCGGACGGGTGCTAACGCCTTCCTTCGTCGTCGTTCCGCCCTGCTTGCGCTTGATCGGAGCCTGATCCTTGCGGGTCTTGCCGGCGCCGCCAACAGCGTACTTGCCGACCTTGCCGCTTTCGGCCTTTTCGAGGTAGCTCTTGTAGAACGGGTTACCAGCGCGGGCCTTAGCCTGACCTTCAGCCAGACGACGAGCAGCAGTTGCCGGCGAGTCATAGCCAGCAATCACTCCGTCTTCGCCGAACAGCGGACGCTTCTTCTCAGCCGGTGCAGCCTGACCCTTAGCCGACATGAACGGCACACCGGACGTGCGGATCGCGGCAGCCGGTGCAGCCTTCGGTGCGGGCTTAGCAGCTGGAGCAGCCGGGGCCGCACGCATGGCCGGAGCTGCAGCCTTCGTCTTAGCGGCAGGCACGTCGATCTTCGGCGTCACGCTCATGCGTGCGTCGTTCATCGCCTGTTCGACCTTACCGACTGCAGCCGGGGTCTTGGCGCGCATGTCACGCATGCGGACACTGGCGCCCTTCGTGCGACGAGCTTCACTCAATGCAGCTTCAGCGGCCTTCTCGTCAGCACTGGTCTTGCTACGATCAGCCTTCGTCCACTTAGCATAGTCGTCCTTGGCATCAGCCATACGCTGCTCGTACTTTGCCTTGGCAACGTCAGCGTTCTTGCCCTTGGCCAGAGCAATCTTATAGTCCTTCTCGATGTCGGTAGTCTTGCGCTTCATGCGGTCATCGACGCCGCCGCCATCCTTCATGCCGCCCATTTCAGTGGCCAGCTTGCGAGCAGTGTCCGAAGAAGTCTTCACCTTCTTCGAGCCGCATTCGCCGCCCTTCTTGTAGCCAGCCATCGCAGCGCGGTTAGCCACGCGCGAGCTGATTGCACCACCATCCTTGTAGACGGGGATCGGACGAGCATTGGCGCGCTTCTGCAACGCCTGTGCCGAGTTAACCTGCATGCCCTTCGGGTCGTTGCCCTTCACGACATTCATGAACTCTTTACCAAAAACCGCAGCAGCCTTGCTACGCATCGGGTCGTTAGCCATTAACACCTCCAAGATTGCGAGCGGCCTCAGCAGCGATCTTCAAGCCCTCGATCTTTTCCTTCGATT